GCTATTGATAGTAATATTATGTACGTATACTGCGGACATTCTTTTTTAACTATTTATGGATTAGGGTCATAATGTGTAGTAGTTACTGTTGGCGTATATTCTTCAGCAGTAACCAAATCTCTTATTCCATCATATAGTTCATTTGAGGGACTTGTAAAATCTCCATTCACATCAGCATTTACAAATACCACACCATTACCAATCTTTTGATACGCGACACTAATAACTCCGTTACTACTTGTTTCATAAAGTGCTATTCCTCCATCTAATCCATTTGTTGCTGAATGATTTAATGTTGCTGGAAGAACTGTGCTACCCGATATATTTGTAGTAGTATTCGACACATTAGAAGTTCCTCTAACTCTTATATTAGTTCCCAATGCAGCGAGTGCTGCATTTTGATCTGCTGATGGAGCACAACCACCACCACCGTGTTCCCCTCTAAACCATATTACTCCACCATTTGCAAGATATTGCTCAAGAGTAGTAATGTTATTCTGAATGAATGTTACTGTGTTTGGTATTGTTCCACACCTATCAGCATATCCCAAAATAACTACACCATAATCATTGATTTCACTTAAAGTTATTTCATCTATTGTGGAACTGGGAAGTGCTCCACTTGCGGTTACAGTTTGATTGTCATTTGATATAAATCCAAATCTGTTTGTATAGACAGTTTTAATACAACCAGTTGTTATTTCTTGTGTTGCTAATATATTTCCTTCAACTACAATACTCTTTTTACTAGAAGAGTCTGTAAACATCACATCATAAGAGTATCTTCCTGGTTTTATAGTAGAGCTCTGTTCTTTTGATAGTGAAAGACGAAATCTACCATTGGATCTATCTACAAAAGTTAAAGAAAAAGTTGTTGCAGCACCAACACTATCTGGGTGCTTTCTAACTTCCGACTTTCCAGTGTATCCAGTCAGGTCTAATGGAGTTCCATCAATATTATCAAGATAGTAATCTCTGTAAAAGTTTTCCCCTGTATTAACAGTAATATTATTGACGTAGACCGACATTATTATAAGTCTTTATTGAATATTTATCAAGAGCTTGACAAGAACCCAAAACGTCAATAGACTAGGTTTGTCCCGGTTAAAGATAAATAATAGCTCATTGAATTCTATAAGATGAGTTATGATAATCCATGGAGATATAATGAGAGACCTTTTGATAGTGACTCTATTGGGGACTACTTTGGGTTTGTTTATCACATTACCAATAAGTCCAACGGTAGATCGTACATTGGGAGAAAGTATTTTTGGTCGTTCAGAAAACCTCCTGGAAAAAAGAGAAAAGTAAAACAAGAATCTGATTGGAAGAAATATTATGGATCTTGTCCAGAGTTAAAGGAGGATATAAAAAAGTATGGCAAAGAGAATTTCGATAGAAGAATATTAAGTCTTCATACAACAAAAGGTCAATGCAATTATGAGGAAACAAAGCAACTGTTTCTAAATAACGTATTGATTGAAGCACTTGACGATGGTTGTCCTGCGTACTATAATAGCAATATTCTAGGACGCTATATGCGAAAAGATTATGGAGACTTTGGAGAGTACTTTAAGTCAAGTTCATGACTGGGCAGTGGACCGTATTCATTACCTATGTGAATTTGATGAGGGTAGTATTTCCAGTCTTGAAGATGCACATGCTATCCAATGTGAGTTTTCTGAATGGCTAGATCCTAACTTAACAGATCACGACATCTTTTCACTAGAATACATAGGAGATGATGAAGATGGAGGAGTCATCTAAGGCATTTAAAAGAAAGATTCTTTCAAGAATCCGAGAGTTAACGAATCAAGGTAAACACTTAGAAGCATCAGCACTTTACATAAAATACTTCAAACCATGAAAAAATTTATTATTGGTATGCTCGCAGCAGTTTCAATGGGAACTCCTGCATTAGCAGATCCAAAACTTGAAAAAGGATTCTATACTATGGATTCATTGGGTTGCATGATCTTACGAGAATGCACCGAAAATGTTAGACGGATCACCTCAATCGAGGACATTAAGCGTAACTATCCTAATAGGGATTTTTCTGTTGTTGCTGATGAGTTTGACCAGATGCTTCTTTCCCTTGATAAGATCGGAGTTATGGTTTTTCTAGGACCAGAGAAGTATTTTCCTCCTGGACATCGTGGAGTATACCATACTGTAAGTAATAACTTCTTTTTGAATGATGCCTTTATGCATCGTCAGGGTGTGTTGATGAGTGTAATGAGGCACGAAGGATGGCACGCTGCACAGGATTGTATGGCAGGTTCTATCGATAATAGTTTGATTGCCATCATTCATCCCGAAGAGGATGTGCCAATGCTCTATCGTGAAATGGCAGAAAGGACTTATCCAGCATCTGCTGTTCCTTGGGAAGCGGAAGCAGGATGGGCAGGTAGAACAGAGAGAATGACTGCAAAAGCACTGACTGCTTGTGCTAACGGTAAGATGTGGAAGGTGTATAAACCGACCCCTCTGACTGAAAAGTGGTTGCGTGAAGAAGGATATATCACTAAATAATAACATCCGAAATTTTTCGGAAGACCAGCCAAGACAAATTCTTTGATAATCTTTTCGGTTTTATAATGTAGAATTTGTTGTTGGAAACCAGTATTTACATATGACACATTTAACGAGAGATGTGTTAATCAAGACCATCGTTGCCGAAGAAATGGTAGGTTGCGGTGGTACTGATTACGTCAAATCCCTAAAAAGTGCATATCATCGATGGGAACACGAATCAAGTGAAACCCTTTGTAAGAAATACAACCAAATACAAAACGCAAACATCACTGTTGAAATATTGGCACCCTAAATAGCAGTGCCTTATTTCACACATAATGCCAGAAGAAGTAAAAGAAGTTTCTAAAGAAGAAGAGAAAAAGAAAGGTCCATTTGCTAAACTAAAAGCAGCTGCCGATGACCATGAAGGTCAGTTGGAAGCAATTAGCACTATGGTCAGACTTGGTATTCTTGTCTGGTCTGGTGGTATTTTGACTCTTGCTTATATTAAACTTCCTGCTGCTCTTGGCATTCCCGAACAGAAACTTGATCCCACTTTCATTGCATCGGTCTTTACCGGAGTTTTAGCTACCTTCGGTGTTCAGACTGCTAAGAAGTCGGGGGATGGAACTATGAAGATGGGTGCTGCTGCTGGTGGTGTATCTAAGGCAGATTTGGAGAAACTGATTGCTGCTGCTGCCGCAACCGCTCCTGCTCAAACGATTCGCATTGAACAAGCACCTCTTCAAATCTCAACTGCTGCTCCTAAGAAGGACGGCGAACCTCCTGTAATGCCTACCATCTAATAATATGTTACTCTTAACGATGTTTATTGTTGGTCACATGGAAATCGGCAATGGAATGTGCCGCACTGATATGATGATCTTTGATGATCCAATCTCAATGGAATATCCTTGTGAATATTATTCTGAACTAAAAGATTTAGACATCAACTTACAAGGTCAGTAAAATGCAAAAACTTATCAACTTGCTTGCCCTTGCTTCTTTCGGTGTATCCGCTGCTGTTGTCGGTGGTGGTGCATATCTCTATCTCAATAAAGATACTTTAATTGAAGGGGCAAGAGAAAAAGCGATCGAAGCGGTTACATCAGCAATTACAGAAGCACTTCCTGGTATGATTGAAGGTGCTATGCCAGAGATGCCTGAGGTGACTGGTGGTGCCGTTCCAACAGGAACTTCTCTTCCATTCTGATCATGGCATTCAACAAAAAGACTGATGTTCCAGAAGTAATACCACCTACACCACCAAAAAGATTCTCAGTAAAGAATATTGCTGTTGGATTAGGTGTAGTGTTTGGTATTGCTCATATTGGTATTCTCGGTCATTTGTTGAATGCTGTTCGACCGCAATATCCTGTGATTAACTTTCCTAGTGGTGACTACTCATCGTACAAGGTAGAAGCAACTCGTGATGGATATAAGATTGAATACAAAGCAAACGATCCTGCTATTCTAAATTCTGAGAGACAACTAAAACTCGATCAGAAGAAAGG